GAGCCAGACCCCCCCTGGTCCACCGAGGTGCCAGGGATGCAACCCTTGGGATTGCTGGTTTACCAAGGATTGCCACGCTTTGAGAGCGTGGTCCCCATAGTGTACACGTGATCGGAGTGTACTCCTGGTCTGTTTGTAGCCGTACTACCTCAGAGGTCTTACAGACGTGAGGGGTAGACGAGAGTATCTCAACTCTCAGGCACCGCGTGGGAGTTCGCCCGTGGTTTGCCAACCACCTGTCCACCTGTTGGTTTCGTACCCAACATATGGCATCAACAGATCAGCTGCATCTATGGACACAGGCGCAGTTTTACGACATGAGCAGGTCGTCGCACCCCCTTTTATCCTTGTGGGTGCTCAAGTTGTCTATCCCTCATCTCATCGGGAATTGACACTCTTTTGTTTACCCAGGGAGTACTGGGGCAGTGTACAGCACAGAAGCATGCTGACATTTTGATCAGTGGAGTCATACCACTTTGACCTATAATGCTTATTCAAGGCATCAGGTCCAACCATCCACACGTCCATAAGACGTGTTCACACCACCATAACGGTGGCCTCTCCTTGTTTTTGGATTTTTCTTACGACGACCCACGGCTAGTCGTCTGACTCTACTGGACAAACTAGAACACCAAATAGAACAAATATGACCACAATTAGCAGCCAGTAGTACCATGCCAAGTGAGATAAGTGCATGTTGTAATGGGTTTTGTGCAACCCAAACTCCGTGGCAATTAATAGCACTACTGAAATGGATATTGCAATAGAGAAGCAGACCAAAGGATAATATGGACAAAACAGAGGTGAACACATCAGGAGACATTCGTCGGCCAAATCCAAGCTATACGGCGGTGTTGACTAGACACCCGAGCTTACGCAATACTGCTGCCTGTTTCCCAGGATACGTCGAGGACCAGTGGCGAATGTGCTGGTGTGGTGATGGTTATCATCACCCTGGATTGTCTTCTATTCTCTTCTTGTAGAAGTCTGCAGCTGCTTTTCCCCGAGAACGATAAATGCGCCAGTACTCTATTCTCTCCTCTGGAGTGAGGGATCCTGTAGTCCGGGCCGATGTGACACTTAATGTTTCTTCGTCTCTCGGTGCGGTCTTTTGACTCTCTACTAATCTAGAAAGGAAAGAACCTGTATTTCTATTATTGGATGGTTTTACTACCACATTAGGTATTGAAATTGGGTCAGCTCTGTATGGAACACGCCCAGGCCCAGGTGGTGGAAGCCCAACTATGGTCTCAGGTTCATAACCAGGGGGCGGTAAGACCTCGGCATCAGATTCACTGTCATCCCCTTGTCTGTTTGCTGCTTGTTCATACGCCTTAATAGCGTCGCTTTCTTCTGACAGTGTTTGCTCTTGTGATGCGTTCAATAGACTTTCATAGTCGGGATACAATGTATGGGCCGCTGAGATGGATTTGTGTTCTTTACGTGGTCTGGACACACCTTTCACCTCATTCTCGTCAAGGGTTACGCTAATAGTACCAAACTCCATTCTTTTATAAGTGTAACCTCCATAGGACACAACAAAATTGTACCTGTCAGTTTTCATGGTCCTAGGCGCAACAATGTAGAAACTGGCGTCGTTGGAGGTTGCTGATATGTGGAATGTACAAAATGCATCTCTCTCAACAGCCTGGCCAGTGAACTTACAGCCATTAAGTTGCAAGTCTTTATGCCCTATCCGCCAAGACGACTGGTTTTGGTAGTTTGATATTGTGCAGTCTTGATATCTACCAATACCCCAGTTGTCAGTGGAATCATCAGAATAAGCGATAATCCCTATCCACTGTCCATCTTCCGTGCCTCCAATGTGGTCTACAGATTGTAAACCTTCACAAACAACTGTAGCACTGTACTCCCCTTTTGGGACGGGAAATATGAAAGCTGCTTGTGCAGAGACATTGTTATTGCTGTACCACCAAGATCTAACGTCTCTGTCTTCAGATTTTTCATCAGATGTATATCTGAAGGTCTGTGTGGATAACTTACCTACAGATATTGAGTCAGACGTTTCCCTAGTCGATATGTTGACAATAGGGATTCCGGTGTAACAGCAGAAGAACTGTTTTGATGGAACTGGTGTCGGTGTCGGTTGTGGTTCTGGCTGTGGTTGCGGCGTTGGGGTTGGAGTTGGTTGAGGTGGAAGGTCTTCTACCTATTTAGGGTTTTGGTTGACAACCCTAATAGTGATCACAAATTGCCCGGCTGTATCAGTTGAACTACTTGAACCCTTGTACAACAGATAGAACTGATTCACCGTCGAGGAGATGAACTTGGTCCCGTTAATCTGGGAAGCCGAGAACTTCTTGGTTCCTGTCTTGGAGACGGTGAATGAGTTAACATAAGAACCGAGGGTTGATTGTGTGCACGAATTGTCGAGTTCAATACTGATAGCACCGGACGTGGTTGAGGACGCGAAAGACTTGTAGACGACCGTAAGAGCTGTGATCTTGTAATCGTGGTAGGACTTGAGTATTCCGCCTGAAAGCGCTGGACATGCCGATAAATCCGGTCCGAATTTGATTGTCCCTGAGCTATTGGCTTTGAGGTTATCGACTGTGAATGTGAATACCTCAGTCCTGCCTGCTGGTCCAGATAAAGGATTTGCCCTTCTTCTGACATTTCGTCGTCTGTTTCTTCGTCTTCCTGCTTGTTGGGCAGGTCTGACCACAACCACTGGCTGTACTCGGCGAGCTGACCGTCTGACATTGCGTGATCTACGGCCTGTAGAATTCATTAACTGTCTCGCGAGTAGTGTTGCTGACTTTATTGTAAATGTGGTAGCAAATGATCAACGTGGAAGGTATAAAAATAATTGCACCTATTACTATACCTGTACTAAAACCAGCTATGAACTGGAAATCTATATTGTAGGATGTTGAGGAATCTCTAGAAGGATGGATTGCAGATGTGGAGTCGTCAACTTCACTGGCTGGAGCTGGGTACTGACCGTAAGATCATCGTAGTACCTCTCGATGATTTGCTGTGTCTTAGGGTCAACTCCGAACGACTCCCAATAACTCATCCTTGTTGAATCGGTGACGGGGATGCTAACAGGATTGCGCCGTCCTTGTAGCTTTTCTTCATTCCCATAACCAATAACTGCTTTGATGTATTCCTCAGTGACCTTCTTGTAACCACTACTACGGTAAAGGCACCTGTAAAAGGCCTCTAGGATCGGTACCCCAGAGTTCAGCACTAGACCGCACTGAGCTGTTGCAGACATAAAGGATTTAACGTCTTCTGCATTCAGCATGCTCAGAAGTGTGTGGCTGTCTTTTGCGATGGAATCAGGTCTTCGAACCATTCTCCACGCTCCATTGACACAAATAGGTCGGGATTGGCAGAATTCCAACTTTTCTAAACACTCCACGACTGGTTCAGTCACCATATTGAAACCGAACTGAAGGAAGTGTTCATATATGTTGTCAAAGAGATGTTTGTCCTTGTTTTCACAAATGATCACGCAGTCATCTCCGTTGTTGCACAACTCTGCTCTAACCCCTAGGGTCTTAAAATAGTGGTGCATAAGCCCACACATTATTAGCTTGTTGCCCATGCTGGTGTTGATGTCACCAGACATCCTATGCCCATCAACTTTAAATCTAATCATTTTGTCTTCCACGAATAGAGAAATGTTGTTTTTTAGTTGATGTGACAGTGCCTCTCTGAGTTCTGGATCATGAAATATTGCGTTGTAAATGCTATGCTCCCACTGTAAAGCCTGTACCGAGACGTGCTGGTCAAACCTCGAAGCATCGACTCCTATGGCAACTGGGTTGTTGAACATAGCCCATTTCCTGGCTATTATCCGGCCCTGTGCGAAAGAGTCGTAGCTAGACAATACTGTGGGGGATCCAAAAACTGAGTCTATTGCCCTCATTATACGTTTCTCATTGAATTTCAATCGTGTACCGAGAATGACGTTATAGCGTTTGGTTCTGGGGCAAATTAACCTTGGAGCTATTGGCTTGATCATCCAGTGCTTTTCTTTTTTGATAAATGCTGTGACAAAGCTATCCTTTTCTTCGTATGGACGAGTCTTTAATGAAGCAATTGCTTTGTAGTACTGGGATCTTTTGCCAGAATGGTACGAATTGGCGAGCTCGACCTCGCTGAATTTCCTACAATACCCCGAATGACGTACTACCTCATCTCTGAAGTAGCCGAGTTCCTCAAAAATACCATGTTGTGCTTGTGGTGGGAGGATTATCTCGGAGCCCTTTCCTACTGTGAAAACCCGGCGTTCTATCGCAACGAGCGCATTGTGTAGGCTTGCTTCAGGGGCTTGGAATGGTAGTCCTAGGCTGGTTTGTGTTAAATACCTAATATTACTACTATCCTTACGTAATCGGGCTCCCGCCGTTACACTGATACCTGGTACTCCCAAAATACAGAAAGGAGATTTAAAACCAGGCGCAGTGCAGAGCCCGTCTAAAAACCCTCAGCGTTGAGGACAGCCACACGGTGTCGCAATTCTCGTGCGGCCGGTGACTGTATGATCATTTCACGCGTGATCTCGCTGTGGGTTGGGATGGCGGTTGCGACCAACGACTGGTGCAGGAGGTATTGTCTCGATGCCATATCGAGTTCAAGCTTCTCTCCTATATCGGCGATGTATTTGCCGATGGTCGCCTGGCTGAGAGCGTCCGCACCTAATGTGTGATTTTTCATCTTAAGGTACGCCCTCATCCATCTCGCTGCATCGCGGCGAGCTTCAGGTGAGTCTATGAGAGACCTGACGTCTCTCATGATAGGTTCTTCCACCTCATCTTCGACTTCCACCTGGACTTCCTCCTCGATTTCTGTGTCAAGCGAGGGGATCTTCTCAGTCTTTTTCACCAGCTTCTTGGAAATCTTCACTTTGCCGGTGGGCTCTTGCTTGACTACAGTGAGAGCCAAGAGCTCTGGGAGGTTCTCAAAGCGGTTCACTTGTGATTGCAGCTTTTTGGCTGCTTCTTCGTTGGCTGACCGCTTGATGGCCATTCTGTGGACGTACCTCATTCTGGATGGCAAGGTGTTCCACCAGGAGAAGTACCCCAGTCCCTTATGTTTTGTGTATTCACATTGCACGTCAAGGGACTTATGGTGCAGGTCAACCATTGTATCTGTTGCTTTCTGCACCGCCATGGCCAATCTGGAGGATTGGGGTTTCTGAATATAGGGACTACTTTGTGGTCCCGTAGTAAACACCCCCTCAGCGTTGGTGGCACATGGCCACTCATCAACCGGCTTAGAGGGCCACAACGATCTCTCGAGTGTCCTCTCCGCCGCTCTGTTGATGTGTTCATCCTCCAGTTCATAGTTTTTTTGCAGCATTTCCAGGTATGACATAGCCAGTTTGTGCTGCTCCTCCACCGTCAAGTACTCCTCTGCTAGAGGGTACTCAAACTCCTCGATGTCTGCCATGTGTCCATAGCAGAGATCGACGAACGCGTCATGCTGAGTGAACGCGCCCGCTAGCTCCCACAACCACCTTTTAAAACTATAGTATATATGTCTAACTTTATTAAAGGCATAATTTAAGAAATCTTTAATGGCCTTAGTAGAGGCCCCTATTAGTAGGTCAAACATTGTTGAATTAGAAGGGGAGGGGAAAGCTCAAATAATTACACCCAGTGAGCTGAGAGCTGGGGTGTGAAGG